AGATTGTTGAAACGATTGTCGACCCTGGCGCGTCGTCCGCCGCACCGGTGCCGGTCGAATGAACATCGCCGACACCGCGTTGCGGATTGCCACGCCCCGCACATACGTACCGCTGCGCGCGCATCGTCGCTTCAAGGGTATGAAAGGCGGTCGTGGCGGCGGGAAATCGCATTACGTTGCCGAGACTCTGGTCCGCGATTGCTTCCGCGGTCACGTTCGCGCAGCCTGTATCCGCGAAGTGCAAAACTCCATCAAAGACTCGGTTAAGCAATTGATCGAGGACAAGATTCGCAAGCACAACGTGCTCGGGCACTTCAAGATCACCGAACGCGAAATTGTTGGGCCTAACGAGTCACTGTTCATCTTTCGCGGCCTGCAGAACCATACCGCCGCGTCAATCAAGTCCTTGGAAGGATTCAACCGTCCCTGGTACGAGGAAGCGCAGACGCTCACGCAACGCTCACTCGATCTGGCCATACCGACGTTTCGAACGCCTGGCACTGAACAATTGTTCACATGGAATCCGGAATTCTCGGACGACCCGGTCGACAAGTTCTTCCGGGAAGGCATCGAGGCGGACGACCCGGACTTCATCTGCGTCACGGTCAACTACGAGGACAACCCGTGGTTTCCGGATGATCTTCGACGCGACATGGAGCGCGACAAACTACGCGATATCGACAAGTATAACTGGATATGGCGCGGCGGATATCGACAAAATTCGGAAGCTCAAGTCTTCAAGAATTGGAAGGTGGAGCGGTTTGATGCACCGCCGCCCGGTACGGAAATTCTCGGCGGCGGCGATTGGGGTTTCTCGGTTGACCCGACTGTCGGGACGTTGTGCTTCATCGTCGGTCGCACGCTCTACATCTGGCGCGAGGTTTGGGCAATAGGGTGCGAGATCGATCGTACACCTGCGTTGTTCGACAAATTAGACCCGGAATGGGACGCGAAACACACTGACCCGAATTGGCAATCGCTCGCGCGCCGCGTCCCTATCATAGCGGACAGCGCGCGTCCTGAGACTATTAGTTACATGCAGAAACACGGCTACCCGAACATGCGGAGAGCCGTGAAGGGGCCGGGCTCCGTCGAAGACGGAATCGAGTTTCTGAAAAACTACGACATCGTGATTCATCCCGACTGCATCCATACGATCGATGAGTACAAGCTCTACTCATACAAGATCGACAAGAAGACCCAAAAAGTCACGACGGATCTTGAAGACAAGAACAATCACTGCATCGACGCCGACCGATACGCAGTCGAAAACGTGCGGCGCCATCCGCCAACCGTAATCGTCGGAACTTATAGAGGTACTTGATGGCTGACGTGGTCCCCAAACCGAACAAGACATCGTCCGACTACGACTCCATGAACGACTATTGGAGCGCGGTGTCGGCTATCCTCGGTGGTGCAAAAGCGATGCGCGCAGCCGGTGAAAAGTACCTGCCGCGGTTCCCGCAAGAGGACGAGAAGGACTACGAGTTCCGTCGTAAGAATGCGAAGTTCACCAACGTATTTCGCGACATCGTCGAGAATCTTGCGGCGAAGCCTTTCACGGAAGAAGTCGGCATCAAGGAAGGCACCGAGTCCGAACGTATCAAGATGTTAAAAGAGGACATTGACGGCAAAGGGAACCATCTCCACGTATTTGCTCAATCGACGTTTTTCGACGGTATTGCCTACGCGATCACCTGGATTCTCGTCGATTACACTAAGGACGTCCCGCCGCAGGCTACCATCCGACAGGAAAAGGAGATCGGCGTTCGTCCGTGGTGGGTGCAAATTCCGGCACAACGCTTGATTGCGATTTACAGTGATACGGTCGGTGGCGTCGAGGTATTCACCCACGCGCGCATTCAGGAGGACATCGTCGTTCGCGACGGTTACGGCGAAGTGACGAAACGGCGAGTCCGCGAATTCAATCGCGTTCCGTCATTCGACGACAAAAACGAAGTTGTCGCTTACGCGCCGGCCACATGGAAATTGTGGGAAGAGCAGACAGTCGCCGGGCAGAGCGAGAAGCAGTGGATCGAAATCGGCGGCGGGAATGTGACGATCGGCATCATTCCGCTCGTGCCGTTTACGACAGGTCGACGGGTGGGGTCGGCGTGGAAACTGGCGCCGTCTATGCAGGATTGCGTCGACTTACAAATCGAACTGTACCAGCAGGAAAGCGGCCTCAAGAACATCAAGGAATCGACCGCTTTTCCCATGCTGTCGGGCAATGGCGTGGCCCCCGCAATGGGGACCGACAACAAGCCGCTACCGCTACGCGTCGGGCCGAAGTCTGTCCTCTACGCACCAGCGCGCGACCAAGGGTCGCCGGGTAGTTGGACGTTCATCGAGCCGGGTGCGCAATCGATGAAGTTCCTGGCAGACGACATCAAGGAAACGATTCAGCAGTTGCGTGAACTTGGTCGTCAACCTTTAACCGCACAGACCGGCAATCTCACGGTCGTTACGACGGCGTTTGCGGCGCAAAAAGGCAACTCGGCGATCCAAGCGTGGGCGCTCAACCTGAAAGATTCACTCGAACGCGCCTTCGCCATCACCGCACGGTGGCTCGGTGAATCGCAAGAAGCCGAAGTCCAGATCGACACGGACTTCGACGTCGGGCTCAATGATGACAAGGACCGCGACACGCTTAACGCCATGCGTGCCGCCGGCGACCTGTCGCAGCGGACCCTATGGGCGGAGATGAAACGCCGTGCCGTTCTGTCGCCAGATTTTGACGCCGAAGAGGAAGAGCAGGCGTTGTTGGACGAATCGCCCGCTGACGCCAACGGTGCAACCGATCCCCTGACGGGGGAGCCGATCGATCTACCGCGACCCGGTCCTAAAAAGCTGGTCGCGTCACCTGCCTGAGCCAATCCCGGCAAAGGCGCAACGGGTCGGATGACCCATTCCACCAAGGGGCGGATGCCCAAGGGAGTCTCTACGTGAAACTGAAATTCGACGCTGAAGGCCACGTTGTCGTGCAGGACGGCAAGCCGGTGTACATTCATGACGACGGCAAGGAAGCCGCCGTGGACGTCGCTGCGACCGTCGCGACCATTTCTCGTCTCAATGGCGAAGCCAAGGGGCACCGCGAAGCCAAGGAAGCCGCCGAAGCCAAGTTGAAGGCATTCGAGGGCATCGAGGACGGCGACGCGGCCCGCAAGGCACTGGAAGTCGTCAAGAACCTGAAGGACGGCGAACTGGTCACCGCCGGTAAGGTGCAAGAGATCAAGGACGCCGCCGCCAAGGCTGCCAAGGACCAGGTTGAAGCCGCCGCTCGTGCCAGCGCGGAAAAGATCGCCGAACTGGAAAAGACGAACAGCACGTTGCAAACGTCGCTGTACGACGAAAAAATCGGCGGTTCGTTCTCGCGGTCCAAATTCATCGCGGACAAGGTCGCGATTCCTGCCGACTTGTTGCAGGCGCAGTTCGGTCGGAATTTCAAGGTCGAGGACGGCAAAATTGTCGCTCGCGACGCAGCCGGTAACCCGATCTACTCTCGCGCCAAGCCGGGCGAACTTGCCGACTTTGACGAGGCGCTGGAGACGATCATCGGTGGCTACGCGCACAAGGATTCAATCCTCAAGGGCACGGGTAATTCCGGCAGCGGCGCCCGCGACCCCAATGGCGGCAACGGCGGCGGCAAGACGATGAGCCGCGCTGCCTTCGAAGCCCTTGATCCCGCCGCCAAGGCGCAGACGATGGCAGACAAGGTCGTCCTTACGGATTGATGTTGACAAACTGCACATAATGTAGTAAAGTGCAGTTTGCATAGTGGTCTGAGCCTTGGATGAGGCGAGGACGCAAAGGGCTGGATGGCCCAATCAGAGCAACCCATAGCGAAAGGGCCATCCATTGGCTACTTCCAATACCCTGACCGGAATCATCCCGGTCCTTTATGAATCCCTCAACGTGGTTTCGCGCGAGATGGTCGGTATGATTCCGGCGGTCACCCGCGACAGCACCGCCTCGCGCGCCGCGGTGAACCAGGTGGTCCGCTCGCCCGTCGGCGATTCCGGTCCGCTGGAGGACATTGCGCCGGGTCAGCAGCCTCCGAATTCCGGCGGCACGACCGTCAACTACAAGGACGTGGTCATCACCAAGTCCAAAGCGGCGCCGGTCCTGTGGTCCGGTGAAGAGCAGCTTTCGGTCGGCGGTCAGTTGAACCCGATCCTCGTCAACCAGTTCGCCGAAGGTATGCGCAAGCTGGTCAACGCGATCGAGGTTGACCTCGCCGCGACTGCCGTGGTTCATGCGTCGCGTGCTTACGGCACCGCCGGAACGGCCCCGTTTGGCACTGCCAACGATCTGACCGACGTCGCCGGCGCCCTCAAAATCCTTGAGGACAACGGTGCTCCGAAGTCCGACCTGCAACTTGCGCTCAACTCGGCGTCGATGTTGAACCTGCGCGGCAAGCAGTCGGTGCTGTTCAAGGTCAACGAGGCTGGTTCGAGCGACATGCTGCGAAACGGCATGACCGATCGACTGCAGGGCTTCGCCCTCCGCAATTCGGCTGGGCTGAAGCAGCATACTCGCGGCACGACCGCCGCGTCGCCGTCCTATCTCACCAACGGCGCCGCCGTGATCGGTCAGACGGTCATTCCGATCGACACCGGCACCGGCACGATTGTCGCAGGCGACGTTCTGACGTTCGGCACCGACCCCAACAAGTACGTCGTGGTTGGCGCGCTGACGGCGGG